ATGCAACGCTTCCGGGCTTTGGTGAGTTGCCTGATAGGTTAGGACAAGGCAAAGTGGACGGATAATCAATCAATGCTGCCATTATGCTTCCTTCATTTTGTTATACCAATTATATCTAATAAAGCTCATTGCCTGCTCCATCTACTAAGATATTATCAAATCCATCAACTAATGGAACTGGCTCGTAAACAGTTGGGTCGTAGTTAATGGCTTTTATGTCAATCACATTGTTTCCTCTTGGGGCTATCTCTGTAACGATATAGTCCTTCACAAACTTATTTGACACACCTATAGAAAATGGTGTCTTATCGTAATCATATCCAGTGTACAACCATATAGGTGGTGTTTGGTCTAACACAATATCATAACGTCCTATTATCGTAAAGCTGTATATGTCACTTACTGAACCGTCTTTATTTCTGAAAATGATTGTGTCATAATCCAAGTTTTCGCTAAACCCTTTACAGAATACATCTGCACATAGTCCTAGTTCATCCGTACATATCCCCAACTCTTCATCGCTTCCAAATAATTGGCAGTTAATAGTTATCTGATTTCCGTTAACTGCTACGACATTAGATGATAGTCCCCATTCAGGCGTATTGTGCGTTACCCCGATACGATCAAGGTAGTTTGGCAAAATCCCTTGAATGTCGGTAGAGAAAGAAGCTACTTTGCGTCTGCTCTCTTTTTGTAGCCATCCGTATGTTGCTTCTGCTAATGCAAGCACTTGGTCAGTACATCCGATAAGCTCTAACACTTCAGGGTTTGTTGCATCTGATGGGAACGTAGCAACATCCTCTTTAAAGTCAGTAGGGCTTCTGTACTTAACAGATACACCGTTATAACCGTCATCCTCACCAAATAGATAGTCGAGCTTGAAGGAATCTTTTATCATGTTGGTTTCGTTAAAGAGTGCTGTTCTAACTAATTGAACCTCGTCTCTTCTGACTTTCACATTCTGCCCGTCAAGGTATACGTTGTATCGCCCAGCCTTAGCAATCATTCTTATGGCGTCCATGACTGTGATTTTAGTATCTATTGCACCGTTGAACTCAACATAGTTAGAAGAATCAAGATATTTAAATCTCCTTACTTTAGAATCAACAAAGAAAGCATCCATTTCCGTTTCAATCATGTAATACCAATTATCTACATCAGATAAATATATGGTATTCGCTAAATATCCTTGCCCTGATGGGTCTGCTGAATCGACGCATATAGAATCAAGAACTTTTACACTATCCCAAAACACAGCTACTTTTGTACCTCCTGGTGGGCACGGCAAACCTGTATCATCTATCCCATAATATGTGCCCGCTGTAACTTCTACAAAGCCAGTATCTGTTGCGCTGTCGATAGTCTCAGGTGCGTTCATAGTTGGCAATACTAAGTCAGTGCCATTAAGCCCTGCTCCATAATCTGTATTAGTATATAGATCTGTGATAACACTCGTTAAGTCAGGTGCTACATCTGTGCGTGTCACCCATCCATTTATTTGAAATTGACCTGCTGAACTAATAGCGTTAGAAGCCTTAGCTCTAACCCACAGTATTGTCATGTTTCCATAAGCTGTAATGTCAGGCTCGTTGTAGATTGATTTAACGCGCGTTACGATTGCTTGGTCTTGAGATTTAATGTCTGCGACTTCTGCAGATGATCTTCTGAGTCGTATCTTTAATGGAACATCATCGGTAAGACCGTCAGGAATAGGCAGGTTATAGCTGCGTCTCAATGGCGTATTGTCTTTGGCTTGCTCTGTTGTCCCTGCTGGCCACCCTGCATCAGGTGCAGTGTTCAGGTTGCTCCAATTTGTCTCAAGGCTTCCGATCATCTTGTATTCTAGTGATATTTCACGGTCTGTGAAGTTACCGCTTGCATCAGAGTTATATACGCCTCTTGGATATTCAACGTCTATCTCTACGCTGTCTAATGTTGATGGTATATTTTCTAGCGTATAGGCACCGTATGATGTTTGGAACTCAGCATTAAATAAAGAACTATTATTAGTAAGAGTTATTACTTCTGTATTTGTTCCAACTGAGAAGATTTTATTGAAGTATGTATGGTAGAGTCCGTTTGCCACTTCACTTTTTCCTGTACATAGAACATCATCATATATTGTGCTTCCAAACGATATGCTGTAATAATTACCTACTATTATATTTGTAAATACTGTGTTTGGTATTTCAAATTCTCTTATATAGTTATTGTTAGAGAAGATAGTTGCTCCAACTTCTGAGGCTATTATCTCAGAAGAACTTGGCTCAGTCACAAACGTGGTTGACTGAACTGTGATTGTGTGCGCTATGTCATCAGCTGTGTCAACTAAATAAGTGCCATCATTACTATCGCTATTGCTTATTACAATTGTGCTCCCGTTTACAAGGCTTGTTAAATCAGGATAGTCACCAGTGCTTAATATCTGAAATGTTATTACGCTGCCGCTAAAATACCCGCGGAAGAAAGAAGAAGCAGGAGTTCCCCTTAATTCCAATCCGCTTATTTCTGGCAACGTCTTAACTCTCATGTGATAATCATCATCACCAAATAAACTTAATACATCTGCTTTTATTACTCCTGCTGAAAAGGAATCTTCTTGATATGATTTATAAACAACATCTTCTGTTCCCAAATCTTCTTCTGGTGTATCGGCAATTAGCAACTCTTCAATGATTGCATCACCTTCTGACACAGCCATCATTTGATAAAGAAACATTTCGTTATCTTTGAATCTGTAATATGGTTGTTCAATGAGAGAGAAATAGGAACGTGTACGTCCATATAATATAGGTCTCTTTTGTCCTAGTCTCGTAACGTTCTGATTACTGTTAAGATTGTAAACGCTTGATTGTTGCCCAAGTGATTTTTGGTCAGAAGATAAGGCGCCGCTCGGAATGTCAGGTTTGAATATTTCACCAATTACATAAGAAACAGCGGCTGCTATTGCGAAGTTGATAAGATATGGAGTTACGAATGCAATCAAAGGAGCGGCAGGACTAAATGCAATCGTTATAAAATCATTATCACCGCATTTTATATCGTAATCATCCACTTCTAGTTTCTTATTGTTGTAATAGATTACATGAGGAACTTTGAATCCGTCAGGATATTGGAATAAAAGGTAATCTATGACACTGTTAAAGTCGTGCTCATTAACAAAAGACTTTTCAGGTTCTAGTAAATTAGGTACTGTTATTACTCGCAAGTGAAAAACCTTTTATATTTATACTTCTTTAATATTATATCTAATTTTTCAGCACGAACAGACGGCATATCTGCGTGTATAATCATGCCTTTAAAATAAATACCTGCATGATGAAACACACCTTCTCTGTTTCCAAGCAAGCATATATCCATATCTTTTGGTGTGTCTGTCTCTGTAACACCTGAATATACCTCATCATTCATAAGGCGTGCGGCTGACATTCTTGAAGCTATAGTGTCTATGCTTGGTGCTTTTGGCTGTAACTCCATCACGAGATGCCAACAATGAAAAGTATCTTTGTCGTATGGTTTCCCGATGACCTCGTTTATTTTGTCTATCACGATATTCCAATGAATACTTGGGGCTCGAATCTTTTAGCAGGTACGAAGCGATCATATAGGCTTATACGTGAAGCGTTGGCAGTAATGTTAAATGGTGTCGCTGTGATGTTTGTCAGACCTAATATGTGCGAATCGTTCTGCTGCAAATCGCTTCCATCAATATATACTCTGTAGGTACAGATGATATTCTCTTTGATATTGCCTGCTGCCAATTCAAGTTCTTTCATAAGCACTTGACCGACATTTTCAAACACTAGCCCCATGTCCTGCTGATTGCTCCCCTTAGTAGGAAGGTTTATACTAAATCCAAAGGGTTCAAACTCTACTATACTTGAATCTTCTAACTGTAAATTATGTGATACGTTGTCTTGTATAAAATAATACGATTTAGTGAACAAAGAATGACTTAGCTCAATAGTATCATAAGCCATTACGTCTAATACGTTTGATGAATATATCTCGTGCAGTTCTTGGGATAAAGACATGCTTTATCCCAAGTGTCTTGAAGTTAGCATAAAGGCGCAGTTGGTCAATGAAATGTCAATGTCTACGTCTGCATATACTCTAATCTTGTATGTATCTGCGGCTAACAGTTGCACCGGTGCAGTGAATGAAACCCCGTCAGTTGTTGCATCTCTTGGGATGTTCTTTGGAAAAGCACCTTCAATTATATCTTGGGTAACATTATACACTTCAAAAAATAGCGTCCTTGTTGATGTAAGCGATGGGAATGTAGCAATGGCTGTAAAGTCAATCACATACGAACCTCCAAGCGATCCTGTAAGTTCACCAGTGAGCTTATTCCCCGTGAGGATGATAGTTTCAATGTCTATAAAGTTTGCAATGTCTTGCTTGACTCCTGTAAGCAATTGATACAATGGAGTATTCTGACCTCTTAGATATCCATGTGATGCTGGGTAAGTGATAAGGTTATCAATCTTGACAAAGAAAGCGCCGCTTGCACCTACCTCCTGAACAGTTCCTAATGCTGATGCAATATCGGGTGGCGTGTGCACGACTTCTCCTGCTGCCGTATCGCTTAGAAATATAGTAGCTAATGACAGTAACGATGTGTCTATATTTGGAACGTGTCCGCCACTTACTACTATTGACTCTCCGTCAATAGGTATTTCTTCTACGGTGAACCCTATTACAAATGCAGTAGCCAAAGAATCAGCTTTTGCCATTACTGCCTTTATCTGCCCTGATGTTACATCAATACCACCATTTCTAATGGCTTTCCCTTTTGCGATGGCAATACCTGTCTTGTTTATTACCCTAATAATATTATCTATACCATGATGAAGTATGTACCCATTTATATCAGTATAAGATGCGTGTGTGTGATGCTCATCATCATAGAACATAAGCCCTTCGACTGCTGTAGGGGCTGATAGTTTAGGAGTAAATAACACTTCATCTTTCGGCTCTGATATAGCATTTGTAACGCCTAGTGATGTAAGTATTTTATGGGCAGGCTGAATACCGCCTATGTATAATTCTAATAGCTCTCCTGAGCTTGCATAGTCTTGAAACGCTCTAGCCATCTTTATCTCCCTTGATTAATCATTTGTTGGACTGCACCGCTTACTGGGTTAGTGCGTCTTGTTATGCCTGAAGCTATTGAGTTTGATACCGCTTCGATAAGGACTGTTAACCCGTTTTCATCTTCTTGGGCGCTTACTTCTGAGTTTGAATTATTGATAATATTAACAACCGTTGATGCACTTGCACTCGAAGTGGCATCTCCTCCGTTTGGTATTACATTTGAATTAGCAGGAAGTGTTACTATTTCGGGGCCATCTTCACCGACTAAGTATGAGCCTGATTTTTTTATTATCCCGCCCGTTGCTGCTGCTCCTGCTACCGAAACCGTACCTGCTGATGCAGAAATAGCTCCTGTATCAGTTCCAAATATAGCCCCGATAGCTTTCTGCACCACTAATATTTTAATCAGTTGAGCCACAACATCTTTAACCATTGCACCTATAAGGTCTTTAAAGTCTAGTGCGCCATCCATTGCCTGACGAAAGCCTGACGTAATACTGCTTCCTATTGTGTCGCCTGTTGCTTTTATGGCTTCGTCTGCATCTTCTGTTGAGTCCTTTATTGTAACCATAGCATCTGCGCCTGTTACTTTTACTTTTGCGAACTTTGCGTTAATCTCTGCTATTGAAGCAAGAAGGTTTAAGGTGGCTTGATCGGTCCCCATTATTGACTCTATTAGAGTAAGAGAACTTTCTTCTGCTATAACTGCCATTTGTTCAAAAGCTTGTCTTGCTGCACTAATATCGCTTTCAAGATTAAAAAATGCTTTTGTTTCCTCTAGTAGTAGCATAGCTCCTGACCATGCAACCCTATAGCCATCGATAGCTGTTTGCATAGCGTTGAAAGAGATAATAAATCCCCTAGCAACACCTTCAATTATAGTTCCAAATATATCAGATGATTTTGCACCTAACTGAAACTCTCTAATAAGCTCTACAATGCTATTCGCGGCAAAGATGATATAAGGGGCTAACTGTACGTTTAAAACCTTTCCTACTACGCTAAAAGACTTACTGAGCCTATTGTTAGCATCATTTGCTGCCTCTACCTTTCTAATCATAGACTCGTCCATAGCTATTCCAAGTGCTACTGCGTCACGGTGATATGCTTGTAATGCTGCGCTTCCGCCCTTTAGCATATTGACTAGAGCGACACCTTCAGAATCCCACAATTTCATACTTAGACGAACTTTATCAGATTGATTAGTCACGTTCTCCATAGCATCTGCAATCTCGTTCATCTGCTCATCAGGGGATAGTGAGTTAAGATGTTCCGCACTAAGACCCAGCTCGTCTATGGCTTTTACTGCTTCTCCTGTTCCTTGCGCTGCTTCTGCAATACGTCTTGTCTGTCTTTGCAGTGCCATGTTTAGAGTATCTACGGCTACACCACTTTGCTCTGCCGCGAATTGTAGCCCGGACAGCTTGTCTGTAGCGATGCCTAGTCTTGATGCTGTTTTACCTATCTTATCCATTTCGGCAGATGTTGATCTTAGGCTGTTGATAAGAGCGCGCCCTGCAAAGATACCACCTAACGCAACGGCTGCTTTCTTTATTCCACCTAACGCTTTATTGGCCGCACTTTCTGATTCTGCAAGTTTTACTTTTAACTGTTTATTGTCAGCGGTTAACCTTACGATTACCTCTTCTTCTGTAGTTACTGGCATTATCCGTTCCTTTGCAGTTTCTCTATATCTCTAAACAAGCCCCTGTGCATTGTCTCCATACGTATCTCTTCTTTTTTGCTTTCAGGCATAGACACTAAAAAGTCCATTGTAGTCTTAGGCTTTTTAGAATTTATGTTATATGTGAGAGCTGTTAATTGAGCTAACATTATCTCGATAGTATTGAACGGCTTTTCTAGGCTGTATTTGTACCACATAATGAATTCACTGTATGGCATGTTATCAATGTCACTTAGGCTAATGCCTAAATGCTTTGATAGGTCGAGAGAGAACTTTTCGTCCTCAGTCAGTTGGGTTTGCAAGCCAATCACCTATTGTATTGAGTTCACTCATTGTCAGTCTATCTACGAAGGCACTTTCCTTGCCTGTAGCCATCTCAGCCATCAAGATTGATGCTTCAAAATCATCCTCTTTCAGCTTTTCCTTTACTTTCTTCATCTGTCCAACGGTAAGCTCTTTTACTGTCGCCTTACCTGCTCCGAACTCAAACCCTTTTTCTTTCATCTTAACCCCTTTTTATTTATACTGCTGGTGTCTTAGTGATATCACCTGAGACTTTAACTTCGATAGTGCCTGATATTTTATCGTCAATAGCACCGCTGTCACTGATGTTCATAACTGCACCTTGAAACTCTTTGATTGTTCCGCTTCCTGTGACTGGCGTTACTTGGTTTGCATAAACCAATTTAAAGTAGTAGTTATCATCACTTGCGTAACTAGCCTCAGCGATTGCTAAACCTGCTCCGTCAGGGTCATAGTTCACATCAAGACTAAGTGAACCGAAGTCACGAAGCCCGAACATATACTCTTTTGATGTTGAATCATTACATGTAACGTCAATCTCTGTACGCCCAGCTCCGTCTAAACTGTAGTTCGTGACACAGCCTATTGATGTATAAGTAATATCATCAGCGCTGATCTCGAACGTCATTTCTTGGAATTTAATTGCAGCCATTTTTTCACCTTTTTAAATTTTGTATGTACACATTATAGCGTAATATCTGTATAAAAAATATACAGCTTTTTGCTATAAATCATTATACGCGTTTATGTTTGTTCTCCATATATTGAACCAAATGTTATTATCTTGATACCCAAATTCGTATGTTGTTTCTGAATCGAAATCGAAAGGCGATGCTCTCATAATAGTAGCAAATCTATCAAGCATGGCAAATGTCTCTGTGTAGTTGTTTGAATATGCGAACACTTCTAGGAATACCACTAACTCTTCAGTGCATGATGTGGAATCTAATATGTTTCTTTCGCTCGGCAATACTTTCACCTGTACATAATCAGTCAGTCCTGAAGCGTCAAAATCAACACCAAACCAAAATACAGGGCTTTCCGTCCAGTTGTCTTTTATGTATTGCTCAATGCTTACCTTTAAGTCTTTCATTACATATCCTTGAAGTCTTTTTTAATTCGTTGCACAGTGCGGTTTAAAATAGGGCTACCGCCCATTGGCAACTGTAGTGACCCTCTCATGCCTGAACCTGAATTAGTACGTCCTTGCCAAAGTATAGGCGAATAGTGCGCTGTGTTTTTAACCACATACCAATTCCCTTCTTTTACAGGTTTAATCCATGCGCCTTTAGAATCCTGTGAATTGATTAATGCCACAGGCCAAGCGCCAACAATATCTGCATGGAATTTGAGCGCGTTTTTCTTGATGATCTTATCCGCCGCTTCTTCTAATTGCTTTAACTGCTTATTAAATCTTATTTTCGGCATACTGCATTCCATACGATGATGCCGTCTTGGATTGATGTTTTGTCTATGCTGATGATCTCTGCACCATCTACTAGCCATAACTTAGTTACAACTCCATCGAATACAAACTTAGCGTTAAAATTATCGATACCATATAAGCCAGTTTCTAGCTGTGCAGTTGTCATCTGACTTTGATATGCTTTGATATTATGCGGTGTATCTGTTTGCGGTATCGTTCCTGTTGACGGATCATAATTGGTATGGTCAGGAATAACAACCTCGGTCAATACTACAGAGTTTCCAAACTTGTTTATCAGCTTTGTTGCCGTTGCTGTGAGATTGTCTTTAAGTGCCATTGTTAGCCCTTTGTCGTTCTTACTGATACAACACCAAACGGATTAGCCAAGATACATCTAAGCCATGTGAAGCCGTATGGTTTGGCAGTTTTAGAGAAGCTTGAAGAATCTTTATACACTACTCTCAAATCTCCTACCTGCTCCTCTTTGATGTTGAAATCGTCACCGTATAGCGTTCCTGTTGAAAGGTCAGTTGACGTGTCCATCTTTAGAGCTATTTCAGCGTTAGCAATCTTTACAGCTTCAGGTACTTCGGTATCTAAATAAGTATTGCCTGTGCATGTGTTTAAGCACTCTAAGCGAGGGAAAGCAACGATATCATCTGTTTGTGTACCTGTGAAGCTAAAGGCAGCGTCAATGTATTGTGCAGCACTTTCTAGCAATAGGTCTTTGCGTGATGCTTCAATGGCGTTCCATGTAGCTTCGTTTAGCGTTCCAGTGAAGTATATTGTCGCTTCTGCTGATGTTGTGTATGCCATTTAGCTTCCTTTTAATAATTTAGTAACACCCTCCGAAGAGAGCGCTATAAACTATTTTAACAAGTCAATAGTTGCTTGATTATTGGTATCGCTTTTTTTAGCTCTTTGCTTTTTGTCAAAGAGTTTATGCTCTTTACTATCAAAATCACTTTTGTTTATGACTTTAAAACCTGTGTTAGTATCAGCAATAATTCTTACTATTTCACATTTCATGTATGACCTTTGTGATTAAGCCGAAGCTTAACCGATAAGTAGCATTGTATGCTCTGGTTTAGTAACCTTAACACCCCATGCAAGACCGACCTCGTAACGCACTTTCTTGTAGCCAGGATAAACAGCGATTTCAAAAGCCAAACCACTAACAGGGTCAGTAATCATCATTCTGTCGATAGCCAAATCTCCCTCTTGAGGAATTGAACCCGGGCGTGCAACAAGTTGGATAGCGTTTCTATCAAAGCCCATATTGATTGAATAATCAGCGATGATTGTAACTGCTTCTGAACCTGCTGTAGCAATTTTTAGACCCGGTGCCGCAATAGTGATATCACCTGTAGTGTTTACCCCGATTGTAACATCAGCTGCAATAACATACTTATTAGTATCACCTGCGAAAGTAACAACGTCACCTTTTGTAAGAATTACTGAACCTGTAGTTGCGGCAGTAGTGACATTGATTACAGTTGCGCCGATTGCATTCGTACCTGTTACAGTAGTATCTACGATTGTTCCCGCTGTATGTTCTAGGAACTGGCCTGATTCACGAACAGCAAACCCTACTAATCTTCCAAAGATGCCGTCTCTTAAAGTCTCAGAGCTTCCAGCTTGATTTACATTTGTCAAGCCAGTATTGCTTCTTAGTTGAGCGCCAGAAATAGTATTAAGTACCATTTGCTTATCTGTAGTAGGCGCTCCGTTTTCAACTAGGATACGATGTGATTGTGCCAACTCTCCAAGACCTGATGTGAAAGGAATTGTACCTACTGTCCCGTAAGCTCGTGAAGTATTGATGTATTCTGCTGTTAAATCAGATTCGATCTCATTTACTAAAGCTCGCATTGCTTGCACAATCATGTTTGTTTGAACAACACCATAACCAACACCGTTTTCAAGTGAGCGCTGACCTTCACCAACAAAACCGAATTCCGCAACTCTGTTTTTAGTGATTTCGATTTGCACTGTGCCGACTGTTTGACCTGTTGGGTCTGGAACTGTCATTCCCGGTGTGCTATCTTCGACATTTGCTAGACCTACGATAGGTACTTTTACATTGTCACCGATTGCAACACGTTCTACATTGTCTGCATTTAGAGATACAGACGGTATCATACCTGTTAGCTCTCTTGAAATTGTATCAAGTGCCGCGTATAGGTTTGGCGATAAAGCCGTTAAAATATTAGTTGCCATTGTTTAGACCTTTTAATCTGTTATTTGTCCGCCGTCTCTCATGAACTGGCTTTGAGCTTGTGGACTCTGCTGTTCAAAAGAAGTACGCGCCATTGTTTTAGCACTTGCTTCAAACTGATGTGTTTGTTTCATGCCGTTTCCATTTTTTACCGTTGCGTTAAGTGCCGCCTTAGAGATAGCACCGCTTTCAACCATTTGCGAGAACAATTTTTGACCTGTTACAGGATCACCACTTACTAAGTCATTTAAGACTTTGCCATCCGCGCCCTTAGCGTATAGTTTACCATCGTCACCTGCAATGAGCTTACCTTTTACAGCACCCATCACAGCTGATCGCAAGAACGGATCACTTGAAACATCTTTGAAAATGTCACTTCTTGATCGCGCAAGCTCGAAGTCTTTCTCTCCTGTAGAAGTCTTAAAGGCCGCGAAGTCGTCAGTCGCGGTCTTATGTAACGCTCTCAGCTCATCTAATGTTGCTGTGACTGTTGCTACTTCATCACTAGACTTTTTCCCGTTCTTAATCACACCCTTAAGTGAATCCACACTTAAATCGTCAAGACCTGTTGCACTCTTAATGCCGTCAATCGTCGCAGTTACTTCACTAAGTTTTACCTTTGTGCTGTCTCTGCTTTCAATCACGTCTTTATGAATACCGTTAATCTTTTCAAAAGCTGTAACCAAATTGGTTTTACTTTCACCATCTTCTAAGCCTTGCAATAAAGCTAAAAATTGCTCAAACACGTTAACCCCTTTTATTAGTCCAAATAAAATTTAGGCAAAATCCATTACCTATCTGACTGTATTATAACACAAAGTTTGTATAAAAAATAGGCAATAAGATTAAGTATTGTTTAATAAGTTAAATGTTAAACTTTAGTAACTTAAATAAAAGGATTTACATGAAAATGTTGCAGGTAGAAGATAACACACATGAGCAGATTAAGTCGCAGGCTCTTGAGAACAAGATGAGCATTAAAGAATATGTTCAATATTTAGCAGATAAGGATAAGTAATGGCTCTTAACAATAAAATAATTTCACCTAGTAAAGAGTTATTGAATGCTGTAGGTATGCCTGATGAAGATAATTGCATCAACATCTACGAGCTGATGCACTTTATGAAAATATGGGCTTTTGACAAAGGCTTTGAGATAGTAGAAAGATATTGCGATGCGAGAATACTTAACGGGGAACTAGAAGAAGTTCACCTTGTGGAAATGTATGGAGAAGATACATTTAGCCCATCAAGAGTATTTCATTGTTGTGAATGGATTTTGAATGAAACTAAATAGAAGAAATACTAAACACCTAGCTTACTAAAATATTCCTCAGTATCAATAAACCTCTCAGTTTTAAGCTGAGGGAACAGTTCAGAAGCTTGTCTGAACGACATATCAATAGGAACTTGTTGTACAAACTGCGACATATAATCTTCACGTTCTTTGCCTTTTAACTTTCTAGCATTCTTTTTGTTTTGTGCTGTCATGAGGTTGACTGGGCGGGTTCCTTCTTGGTCGTATCCGATGGGGATGGACACCATAATACTGCGGCAGTTTGGATGGAGTTTAGGCCAATACTGAGGCGCTGGTTTCTTATTCCAAGTGCGCTTATCTAGTGAACGACATATACTAGAAGTTCTGCTGTCAAGTGTCGCATCAAATACCCATTTTCCGATAATATCTTCATTGTTATCATCCCATGCCTTATGAGACTTTGCCGATGCTTCACCGATTAATGATCTAACCATAGTACGTACCTGTCTCTTCTGCTCAGTAACATAGAACGGCTTTAAATCTCTCGCTATCTTATCAGGACTGTCTCCAACTGTTGCACCTGCTAGAAATATCTGATTGACTTTCGTGTATATGCTATCGGGAACACCTCTCACTATGTCTCTTGATGTGTATTTTCTTCTTACGATTGTACCATCTGCTTTTATGTAGCTGTACAAGAATCCTTCATCTTTTATCAACTCTTTGATTGCCGTCTTATTGACCGCTGATAAGCTAGGATAAGAAACTGCACCTGCTGCAAGTATCACCTCTTTATCGAACTGATACGCGTCAATGTCCGCAGATGTGATGTCTGGCAACTCGGAAGAGAACGAACTATCAAATTCCTTTGACATCTTGTTTAGCTCATCTTTTAACAGCTCTTGCATGATTCTTATGCGATTGGCAGTATAAACACCGTTAGTCTTATCTAGCTGTGCAACTAACCGTCTATAGCTCTCTATGATGTTATTGTAGTATGCTCTCTCGCTGTCAGGTATCAACAGTGAGTTAAGCTGTTCATTATAGAGGTCTATTTCTTATCCTTCAAGGCCGTTTGTTCCGCCAGTAAATACAGACGTTTCGAGTTTTCCTATCTCTTCATTAATCTGCTCTTCTGTGGTGAATCGCGGAAGCTTTCCTTCACTGATAGCCTTCAGCATTGTCTCTCTAGTAAGGTTATTGCTGAGTACCATAGAGTTAAGAACGGTGATTGTATTTGCGTCAAGTTGTGACTTAGCAAAGTCTGTGCTTAGACTAAATGGCTTTTCAATATCAGGCGCGCCCGTGTCTGCCTCTGTGATGAATTTATAGGCAGTGTTAAGCGCATCTTCTAAGTTCCTACTGAACAGCACGTCTTCGCTCGTTGCCTTTGTGTTGCTAATCTCTGCCTCTGTAGCCGTTACGTTTGCCTGTGGCGTTAGTTCAGCGCCTAATCCGTCAATGTGCTTCTCAATGCTCTCTATCTCTGCTGATAGCAACTCTACGCCTTTACCAGTAGGCTCTACAAACTCATAGCGCGCATCTGTGCCGAATACCTGCGTAATGTCTGCACCGTATGTCAATGTACTTTCAGATACTCCTGAATCATCTGTAGTTGGCGTTGCTAATTGGCTCTGCAAGTTATCATCAAATATCGCCTTATCAGGGTCGCCAATCATCTTTAATGCTCTCTGCTTCTGTGAGCTTAATTGAAACGTGTTGATATTATTGTTAGCTACATTCAGGAAAGGCGGTGAGCTGATGAATTCGCCTGTCTTATTTGCGTAAAATGGCACTAATGGGATAGCCGAGAAAGGCAGTTGCGATACTTCACCTGCTATGATTTCCTTACTATCACTCTGTGTGTACTTCTGAACTGTTCTGCCGTCTGCGTTATGCCGATACACGCTATAGATAACTTTCTGCTTCTCTTCAAATTCATCTTCGTATGTTATCTCTGATGACACGATAACTGCAAGAGTCAGGACCGTTCCCTCAAATCTCCAGTTGATAAGTTGAGATTTAGCTGTATTCACATAGTATGGGTGAATATTGTTATCCTCTTGGTCTTTTAGATTGTCTGCTGCATTTGTAGGAGAATCCACTAAGATAAAAGAGTGTCCGTCAATCTCACCATTCTTTAGGCATTGTAAAGAGAATTGATCTATTGTCTCACCTGCATTGTTTGCATCCACTTTAAGATAGTCAGGCACTTTATCATCTGCCCCGATAGGCTTATTTAATACTAACCCCATAGATGTGCCTATCTTCTCGTTAAACTTGTTCTTTAGATATGAGGATGCGACTCTTGATATATATCCTGCGCTACTCTCGCCATCGAACTGCGGAAGGTAAGTCTTGTTTCGTAAGGCTTTTTGGCCTGTGCTCAAATCCCTACATGTTTTAACGTCTGCCTTCATTTCTGTATAGGCTAAATTTTCATAACTAGGGTTTGACATAGCTTTCCTTTTTAACATTATATCATTAATTCGTTTGCACTGAAACGTGGCCTCTTGATGCTATCGGGAACTTTCTAGTTACCATATATCCTAAACTATCATTATAATCATCAATAGCCCCGCCCTTATGATCGTCTGATTTCTCAGGCTTACCCTTTTTATCATAACCTTGACTTGATAAAGCGTTTGATGTTCTAGGACATTTAACATAGTTTACTAAATATCTACCTTTCGACAATAGATTATTCACACTGTTGATTCTATCTCTTACTGAGCCATTATCTTTAGGAAAGTCCATTAAAGGCT